ACTACTAATGTTCCGGAGGGTGATGGTCCTAGGCAGCTTACGCTGTGGTAAAATTTCTCCGGACAGCTGTGATATAAAATATCTAATTTAAATGTTGATAATTTCTGGTCTGGGAAACGATTGCTGGCTATAGGAGACAGCCTTACGGCTGTAACTCCAGTTAAAGACAGCTGGCAAGGGAAGGTCGGAGAATTGCTTGGAATGAATGTTCGGACACATGCAAAAGGTGGAATAGGTATATTAACTATGGTTGATGGCGATGGAAGTGGAATTCCGCCAGAAGGATCTTATGATCCGGACACTAATACAGGAGGCCCATTGTATGCTCTAAGTAAAGAAGATGTCAAAGATGTAGATATTATTGCAATGATGGGATTTTACAATGAAAGATATAGTTCTTGGGGAAATGAAACAGATATATATCCCAGTCAATCGACATTCTGTGGGAAATTAAATTATGCCATAAAACGTGTTTATGAGGAACTCACCAAAGCCAATAATATGCAGTGTAAAATAGTTATTATTTCAGCTCATAAATATGGTAAGTATTCTTATAATGATAAATCAGCTTACGATGATGGAGATGATTTGTTTCAAGCTACACGTAAAGTGGCTAATTACAATTCTTTACCATTAATAGATCTTATGCACAATGGTGGAATAAATAAATATAACTGGAATGTTTATCAGAATAGTCCTACTCCTTACAATAGTAATTATTTACCCAAAGACGGGGTAAATGATGGTACTAATAAACCTTTTGATGATTTATTATCTGCACCTCCGGCATCTGATAATGATGGTAATTTTATAACAATTGCAGATGAAGATGGATGTTATCAATCAGTATCAGGGGAATGGGTTAAAAAATCTAATTCAGCTATATGGAATGCTGACCAATTACATTTAAAAAAAGATGGTTATCATAAAATAGCAGGTATAATAGCAGGAGATATAAAAAAAATAATGTATTAGAATCCCTCAAATTATTACATTGTAGTAGAATAGGTTGGTAAACTTAACATTTCGTAGTGGTCACAAACCTGTATCATTTAGAAAGAATCTAACATTTGTTCCCGAAAATGTTTCGGGAATAGATTTAATACTTAATTATTATTGTAACTTGATTATTTGTTATGAATAAAATATATCATTATTTTTGTCACATAACTAAAAAAGTAATTATGTGGTTTGCATCAGAGATGTCGAAAGCATCAACAAAAAGTAGACGAACAAATATTGTTTCGCCTTTAGTATGGCCTATTTATGTTCCTTTGGGTTCTGGATTGGCATTAATAGGATTAGGTATAAAATTGCATCCTGATGCCATGGGTAATTTTTTAATTTATACTGGTGTTTGTGTTATGATAATAGGCTCAATAATCATTTTGTGGAAATATTATCATCAATATGATAAGGTCTATAAAGAGGATAGAACATTATTGAATTCTGAGGGCTCAAATATTGAGCATGAACTTATTAGGACAATGGGGCAAACCGGTATACCTTTAGATTATAAATTAAGGCTACCTGAATCTGAATATCTTCAAGAATATGGTAGATCTCAAATTAAGAAACAAGAGGAGGGTAAGTTATGAAGATATTCTCTGTTATATTAGGAGACATTCCAGGCGGTTTTTCAGATATAAGTTTTGGACATTTTCTAAATTCATTTAGATTAGAATGGTGGAGATATACGCCTTTAAATTATTTTATTGCAACACCGGATTCATATAATGCTAGGAAAATTTTTGAGCATGTAAAACTGTCGTATCCAGGTGTAGTATCTGCTGTTTTTGAGGTCAATGTTTTGGATTGGTATGGTAATGGTCCAATGATACAAGATAATGGTAAAAATGTATCTTTTTTATATTGGTTTGAGAAAATAACTAGTAAGAATTACAAGCCAGCATGGGAAAGAAACGATAATGAAAGGAAATATATAAGTCCTTTCGAGAGATTAGTAGTTCAAGAAAAAAAATCGTATAATGACAAATCAGGTAATACATAAGAAAGGTTATTAATTAAATAAAATTTCACAAATATGTATGATCAAGATTTTAAAAAAGACGATCCTGTGATTTATAATGGTTGTATTAGATTTATAAAATCTATTAATTCTAATAATGTAGAATTTGATATGCCAGATAATCATTTAGAATGTTGTAAATGTGCGAAATATGGCATATTGTCAGAGCTAAAGCCATTTGATAATAATAGTGTTTCATCTAGAGCAATAGATAGGTTAAATAGCGCTTGTGCTCCATTAGATGACGATTCTGCTTGTCCGCAATTTAAAATTTTGAAATAGACGATTTCATTTTGTGAAGGAGTATACTGATGCCGATTGTTGAATCTTATTTTGCCAAACGTCTACATCCTTTGGTTGGTAAACATATTTAAAAATATACTTTTAAATAGACGAAAGATAGAGCCTTGTCAGATAATCTGGCAAGGCTTTGTCTTTTTACACCCGTTCCATTCATTATACCTTTGAGAAAAACACAAAATAATCATGGAAAAATTTGTAGGATTTATCACACAAGACATCCGCTCCGGCGTGACAGTTATTTTCATTTGTTTGATTCTGATATGCAGCGTCTGTATGTTGGACTTATGGACGGGGATAGATGCGGCCAGAGCCAACAGAGAGAGAATATGCAGCCGTCCGCTGCGTAAGACCGGTACTAAAATCGTCGATTATTTCCGGTTGCTTCTTTTCTTCATTATGATTGACATTCTGGGTTTGTGCTTTCCTTGGTATAATTTGCCATACGGGGCAGTCATCGGTACACTTGGCGTGCTGATTGTCGAAGGTCTGTCTGTCATAGAAAATTTTAAGAAGAAAAAGAGTCACGCGGCAGAAGTAGCAGATTTGGCTATGCGGATTACGGAATGTGCAACACCTGAAGAAGCTCAAAAAATTATTAAAACTATAAAGGAAGGAGTGAAGAAATGAAACAGTTACCACGAGGCCTGCGAAACAACAATCCAGGCAACATCCGGAATTCAGATGCAACCGATTGGCAGGGTGAAGTTCCTGCATCAAAGAAAAGAGACAATAGTTTTGAAGAGTTTGAAGACATGGCTCATGGTTACCGGGCATTGATCAGGTTGTTGCAGAATTATCGCCGGAAATATGGATGCCAGACGGTTGCCGACTTCATCAGTCGTTGGGCACCCAGAACAGAGAATAATACGTCGGGATATATTTCTCGTGTGTGTAAGGAGATGGAGGTTCCGACGACTTACGTTCCGGACGTGGAGGATAAGACAACCATGTGTGCCTTTGCTGCTGCCATTTCTTTGGTAGAGAACGGGATTCCGGCTGTGATGGCAGATGTGGAGAAAGGATGGGAATTGCTATGAGATCAATAGTTGTTCTTTTTTTCATACTTATTTTGGGTTCGGTGTTTCTCGGATGTAAATCGGGGAAACACCTTACTTCAGACAGTCACACACAGATCATCGTACATGACAAGCTGGTTCCGGTATTCAGGCCGGCGGATTCCGCATCCATCCGTGCTTTGCTGGAGTGCGATTCAAACGGGCGCGTAATGTTGTCCTGGTTGGACATGGCACAGTCTGAGAACGCTCGTTTGCGGTTTCAATTGGATTCCATGGGCAACCTGTTGGCAGATTTCAAGGTTCCTTCAGATACGATATTTATTCCAGGAAAGGACAGTACGGTCATTCAGAAATCAGTGCAAAAGGTGGAAGTAGAGAGAAAGCTGACCTCCTGGCAGAAGTTTTGTATGGTCTTCACTATCATAGTACTGATTCTCTTTACGGTGGTTGTTATGTACAAAATTCGTGTAATTTTAAATAAAAAATAGTATGGCTATAGACCAGGTTGCAACCGTCGAGGTCCGCGTAAACGGTGAAGAAGCGAAGCAGGAACTTAAGAATCTGGAAACGATAGCATCCGGATTAAAAAAGGAGTTGGCAGATGCTTACGAAGCCGGTGATACATCTAAAATCAAGCAGGTTACTTCCGAGCTTCGGAAAACGGAGGCTCAGATTAAGACGCTGAAGAAAGATACCACGGCGCTTACTGAAGTAATGAATAACCTCGACAAGGCCACTCCGAAAGAACTTCGTGCCACCTTGACAGCTATTAACCGTCAGCTGAACAGCGGTCATATCAAACGGGGATCTGCAGAGTGGAAATACTACCAGCAGCAGGCTAAGCTGGTGACGGCCGAACTCCAGAAAATCAAGACCGAGGTTCAGGAGACAGAAGGATGGCTTACCAGATTCAACAATGGATTCAGTAAGTGGGGCGGTTTACTGGCTACTGGTGCAGCTACCATCACAGGGGTATCTATGGCTTTGAATACACTTCGCAATAACCGCGATGCAAAAGAATCCTCCCAGGCGGAACTGAAGGCATTGACCGGGCTGGACGATTCATCCATACAGTGGCTTACAGAACAGGCAGAGAAACTGTCCACAACCATGGACGAATCCGGTTTGCGCATCCGTCAGTCATCCGACGAAATCCTTCAGGCATATATGTTGATCGGTTCCAAGAAACCGGAACTCCTGAAGGACAAGGAAGCGCTGAATGCGGTTACCATCGAGGCTATGCGACTGGCTGCGGCGGCTAAAATTGACTTGAAGGACGCCGTGACAGCTACCACTGTATCTCTGAATATGTACGGCGAATCAGCCGGCCAGGCAGCCCGTTATGTGAATGTGCTGGCCGCCGGATCTAAAGAAGGTGCCGCCGATGTATCCGCCCAGGCGGCAGCCATCAAGAATGCGGGTGTGGCTGCGTCCGGTGCTGGAGTGAGCATCGAGCAGCTTCAGGGTACCATCCAGATGCTGGCCGAGAAAGGACTGGAGGCTGAACCGGCCGGTACTGCACTTCGTAAGTTCTTCCTGGTATTGCAGACTGGACCGGACGAAACCAACCCAAAGGTAGTAGGCTTGCAGACCGCACTCGAGAACCTGAATAAAAAGTCACTTTCTGCCGCTCAGATCCAGACTATGTTCGGTGAGGAAGCCTATTCTGCTGCCACTATCCTGATAGACAATGCAGACAAAGTACGCCAATACACGGAAGCTGTCACTGATACCAGCATTGCCATGGAGCAGGCAGCCATCAATTCAGATACCAACGAGGCTAAGATGGCACAGTATCGTAATAGCATTAAAGAGGCTGGTATCGAACTGATGGAGCGGCTTAACCCTTCGTTATCATTGCTTACCGGTTGGACCACGAAAATCATTGTGGCCCTTCCAAAACTGATAGACTGGTGTATCAAATACAAATCGGTTCTGATTGCATCCGGATCTGCACTGGCTGCATATAACATTGCGGTAAATGCAGCCACAATCTACACCAAAGCGTATAACTTCATAGTCAAAGTTGCAACAGTATCAACTAATGGCTTTAATAAAGTGCTGAAGCTGAATCCGGCCGGACTGGTTCTTGCCGGACTTACAGCTCTTGTGACATATATATCCACAAAACTTATACCTAATACTGATGCAGCCACAGAAGCACAGCGCAAGTACAACGAGGAATTACAACGTACCCAGGAGGAGCTGGAGAGATATAAAGGTATTGAGGACAGGTATAAAAATATCGACGCCCTGAATGCTCGTCAGCGTCAGCAACTGAAATCGGATGCAGAGTCCGAACTGGCCATCATTGAGGATAAATTATCAAAGGAAGTGATAGCTTACCGTAAGTATTATGATGAACAAAAGAAGGTAATCCAGGCCCGCACTGATGTGGATGAGTCACAGCGTAAGGCCTTACTGCATTCTCTGGATAACCAGGCAGAAGAAAAATCCGAATCGTTGCTGATATTGGATAGACAGCAAAAAGTCCTGAGGAATATTATCAACTCCATTCCAGAAGACAAGAATACAAGTGTTACAACTACAGTTACAACGAATCAGGAGACTGTCAAAACGACTAAGGAGAATCCACAGATTACGGCTGAAAACAAGCGTTATTATGATGAACTGGCGGATCTGAAGAAGTCATACCTCGCTAGTGATGAGATGACTCAGCAGGAGTACACTAGTTTTATGGAAGATCTGGAGATGCGTCATCTTGAGAATATGATGGCCATTGCCGGGCTGGAACCGGAGAAGCGTCAGCAGCTCGGGCAGAAGCTTCTGGAAATGCGTATCAGGTTTAAAGAAGAATGTGCCAGATTGGATGAAGAGGATGCTAATAAAAGATCAGAAGAAACTTTCACTCGGCTGGAGAAACAGTACCAGTTGGAGATACAGGAAGCAACTCAGAAGCATTATGAACAGGTTACTTCCGAAGAGGAGTATTGGCAGCAGATATCCAGTATTCAGGATCGCTATTATAGCAATCTCCTTCAGTCTGCACAGATATCCGAAGAGAAGAAAGCTGAGATTGTGGCTGCGATGGAGAACAAACAACTTCAGAACAGTAAAAAGGTCTATGATGAGAAAGTTCGTCAGTTTGATTCTATGAGCAGTGCCATGCAGGGAATGGCTTCTGATCTGGGCAAAAGTATGGCAGATTTCTTTGCTGGTGAAGAAAAGGATTTTGGATCTTTTATGTCCAGTATACTGATTATTTTGTTGGATGCACTGGAGAAGCAATTGATAGCTACACAGGCTGCAGCCATTGCTGAGGTCACAATTAAGGATATAGCGAAAAAAGGAGTGCTGATAGGTATGGCTACTGCAGCTGCAAAGATTGCTCTGATTACCGCTGCATTTGAAACAGCAAAGTCGGTACTGGGCAGTTTTGATGTAGGTGGTTATACAGGAGACGGTCAGTGGGATGAGCCGCGTGGTATCGTCCATGCCGGTGAGTTTGTGGCTAATCGTTATGCGGTCCGGAATCCAGCTATTCGTCCGGTACTGGATCTGATTGATCAGGCACAACGTAACAATACGATTGGTAGCCTGACTTCAACTGATGTATCCAGAGTTATTAATCAGTCTGTTCATGTGACATCATCCGGTCCGGATAACAAATTGCTTCAAATAGATAATTCTGCTACTGAATACCTGTTTCAATCCATACAGCAGACGATTTCTAGATTGAATAAGAAACTGGATGAGCCTATCTTGACTTATACTAAGGCAACAGGTAAAATGGGAGTAAATGAGGCTCAGAAGTTAGTTGAGCAGATGAAAAATAATGTTTCACGCAAAAACAGATTATGACACGGTTATTTATTGATGGACAGGAGATTGCATTATCTTCAGATCTTGAGCTGGATTTCTATACTCAAAACCCTTTTTTTACAAAGAATGGTGATTATACTTATGATTTGGATATTGATTTGAATCATTCTGGTAATCGTATGGTTTATCAGTCTTTGAATAGACCGGATGTGACAAAAAGGCCGGTTAATCGGCAGGCTGTTTTGTTATGTGGGGCAATAGTCATTATTCGTGGGACAGAAGTCATTTTGTCTGTGGATAATAATATTGCAAAAATTCAAATTGTTGCAGGTAATTCCGAGTTGAATTATTTGTCCGCAGGTGACAAGAATTTGAGACAATTGGATTTAGGAATAGTTGGCGTTGATGGCAACGAGTCCGCTCGGTTAAATTCTTGCTATCCACAGGTGAATCATGTCTGTTGTCCGGTTATTGCTAAAAAAGGGAATTATTCTATTTCTGATTTTAATGATAAAGATGATGTCTTGTACAATGAATTACAATGGGATACACGTAATGGTTATATTTATAAACCAGGTACAGATATGGTGGCCCAGCCTTTTCTGGTTCATTGTATTGAACAGGTTATATATGCATTAGGATATGAAATTGAGGAGAATGTATTGTTACAGGATGATTTGGCTTGTCGGCTGATTGTTGTTAATGGAATAAAGAAGAATAGTCAGTTAAATTGTATACTTCCGAAATGGCAGATTGATGACTTTCTTACAGAAATTGAGAAGCTGTTCAATGTCTTGTTTTTGGTTGATGCTACGGGTAAGAGGGTTAGGATTATTCATGTTTCAGATTTTTATAAAAATAATTCGTTGGTAGAAATTTCTTTTGAAGATTTGGTTGATAATGTTGAAAAAAAATATGAGCAGGAAGGATCTTTGTATGTAACGTATGATAATGTCAGTTATAGATTACCTTCTTCCCGTTGGTATAATTATCAGGAATTATCAGATGCCGTACGTGAGAAGTGTGATAAAACTTCTCTTTACCTTGAAGAATTGAAAAAATATTTATTGGAGGATTACCCTTATCATTTATGGTTTGAAGCACGTTCTGGAATTTGGCTGATACAGACAATGATGTCTGCTGTTGATACAAATTATGCGATTCTTGAAATGGTTGATCAGTTAAGAAGGGTTGAGAATGAGGTTTCTGATAATCAGTGTGAATTAAAAATTATTCCTTCAGAAATTTATGCGAATAATGTTTGGCTGTCTGGACAGGATTTTGGCGGAACTAAAAATTTTGATGGGTGGATAACGAATGCTGTACCTGTTATAGCAAATGTTGCTTCAGGTAGTACACAGCAATATGCCTATCAGGAAATAGAAAATGGTGCTTCAGAAGAGGATACGGACGATTCTTACATTTACATTGCTATTTATTTGGGCCTTAAGCCTTATTTGTACAGTTCTTATTTCCAGAATCAGGAGATTGACCAACCGGTGCTGAATTCAATGAAAATACCTCATGCAGTCGTATACCCTTGGTTCTTGCATTATAACCGTGGAGGACAAGGAGCAAAATTGTCGCAATTGGCGGATGAGAACATGACTTTAGCTATTAAGGGCGAACGTGGCGGATTGTTCCAGAATTATTATCGTGAGAACTTTCATGTTGATACAAAGACGGAATATGTATTTCGTTTTCGTGCCTCTTCCATTTATGATTCAAAATCTGTATTCTTGATTCAGAATAAAAAATATTATTGCAAAGAATTGCATTATATAGTAAGAGCATTCCAGTTGGATCCGATAGTGGAAGGAACTTTTTATTTACTTCAGTAGAATTTTGAGCCTGTACAATACTGCGCAGGCTACTATAGATTTCCTTCGAAATGTTTAACCTCTTCATGTACTGACATATCTGATCCTTTTAAATATTTGTTGGTTGTAGACACATCCGCATGACGGGCCTGATCACGGGCAATAACAATGCCTTCCGCATTGGCCAGGTCTCTGATGCCTGTGTCCTTTAGTGAATAGAACTGGTAGCTGTCCGGGAACTTTAGCTTTTCACGTACCTTGTTGAAATAGTTCCGGTAGACTTTTGTCGTTACCTTTTCCTTTGAGGGCTTGAATCCTTTTCCGAACAGGTAATAATTTCCGGGATTGCTGAATATGTTCAGGTCAAGCATTGACTTGATCAGAGCATCATTCAGTCCGACCATACCGTCCTTGCGGTTTTTACTGATACTTGAAGCTATGAATACTTTCTGTTCCTTCAGGTAGATATCAGATAATTTGATATTCGTTATTTCATCAGGTCGGATAAAGGTGTAATAGGCAAACTGGCACAGGAACAGGAAATACGGATTCTCTTTCTTGAGATACTTCTTGAGTTTTTGGATATCCGGAACAGTCAGGGCAGAACGCTTCTTCTCTTCCTCTGCCAGTTGTCGGATCTTCTCAACCGGATTTTGGATCAGGTACTGCTTTTCGATCATCCAGTTGCAGAGTGAGGACAGCCAGGTGCGGTAGTTGTTCCGGGTTCTGGCCGATGAATCACGGTCAAGCAGCACATAATCCAAGAAGTCAGAAATGAAAGACTGGTCAATCTGATAGGCATACACGATGGCCGGAATGTGTTTGGCTGTGTATTCTTCAAATACCCGCAGACGTTTCTCGTAATCCTTCAGGGTATTCTCCTTAATGGTACTGGCAGTATATAACTTACTCAGATATATATGATACCTTTGGATGATATCTATATACGGTGTGTACTGCCTGGAGTTCTCCACATCAGCCCATGGATTCCAGCCGGAACGGAGCTTAATATTAAGGTTTGTGATGATTTCATTTGCCCGACGGCGGCGGTCTGAAGCTTTGGTTATACCATTAAGCATGTACTTCTTTCTTTTCATCTTCTGCTCCAGAGGATCATAAGAATAGAAGTCAATATACCAGTTGTTTCCTGTGTGAAGTTTGGGCTCAGTATATGAAATTATACTGAAAACAGATGCATTTTTCTTTCTTGATGAATACATTTTTTTATTACGTTTTTCGAGTTCGAAAGCGTAATACGGTTTGACATTCAGAAAGGCTTCGTCCCGATTTCGTCCCGGGGCTAAAATAGCAAAAGCTGCAACTTATTCAGTTACAGCTTTTTATTCTTGCACGGGAAGAGAGGCTCGAACTCCCGACACTCGGTTTTGGAGACCGATGCTCTACCAACTGAGCTATTCCCGTGTTTGCGGTTGCAAAGGTAGTAATAATTCTGTTAACTCCAAATGTTTGATAAATATATTTTGCCTGTATTCTTTTAAAGAAGCCCTAATTCATTGAACATAAGTCGGTAAGTTTCTGCTTTTTTTTCGAGCTTCAGCGGATAGGCACGGCTGGATGAGGGCATTCTGTAGAGAGAAAGTTGCCTGTCTTCGTATTCAAAACGGGTTTTAGCTCCAACGGGAGGTTCCGATGCGTGCAGTTGCATGCGCAGCGTATCGGTTGCTTTTTGTCCGGTTGTCACGATGGCCTGGCATCTGGGAAGTTGTTTTAACAGCAGTCCGATATCGGTCGGCTCCACTATTTCCAGGAACTTGTCGGAGGCATTGTCCTGCAGGCGGCGTACGGCTGAGGCTGTATCATACAATGCAATTCCCTTTTCCTGAAGGAAGCTGATAATGCTTTCTTTGTCAAAAGCTTTTTTGTGAGGAAGCAGAAAATGGTCCTTGTTTTCGAAGAAAATTAATCCAAATATGCGCCACATATCGTTTTGCAGATTCGGATAAAAAAAGTCCATGCTCCAGCGTTTCTGTTGGGGAGGAAAGCTTCCCAGCATCAGCAATACGGCATTGGAAGGAAGAAATGGTTCAAGGGGGTGATTTTCTACCGGAGGGAGATTCAGAATGTCAGACATGTCGGAGTGAGATTGGTCAGAATGACTCCGGACAGGAGTTCGTGGCCGGTTGTATGGCGATACTCTTCCTGTCCGGAGAAATGGAGTTATGCTTTAGGCTTTGGCTCTTTTTTAGCCAGAAGCACAATGTTGTAGACATATTCGGTCATCCAGCTTTCAGAATAACCCAATGTATGCTGGTAATGACGGATGTTGGTACAGGTTTTGCGTACGCCATCGTCTTTCCAGTCGGTTTTGGTCAGGATGTCATGGATGGTTTTTTCCGTCATGTTGCGCAGCATTTTCTTCAGTACGCTGGGCATCCGGAATTTCCATTGCATCAGATTGCCGATGACCATCATCAGATCCTGGCTGAATCCCTGGAACATAAACAGATAAGTTTTGACATCGTTTACGTTCTTACAGTTCTTTTTGATGGAGTTGTCTATTTCCTTAAAGAACGAATCTGTCAGTCCATAGATATCAGCCAGCATTTTGCGGCAGCGTGTCTTTTCGGCTATACCTAATTTGTTGTTTTGAGTTGGTATTTTTAATGTACGTTTGAAGACAGCCATGTCAGGCAGGAAGTTGATGTTGCTGATACCCAGCTGTGCAGCCATTACCGCCTGGTAATATACACGGATGAGTGTCATGAAGTCTTCCATACCTCCCACACGGACAGTTTCTTCTGTTGCTTCGGCTTGTTTTTTGCCAAACAGTTTAGAGAATATGTTCATAATTGTTTTATTGATAGTTTAATTGTCTGCAAAGATACGAAAAATGTTACCAACACTCGATGTCTTTCTCAATATCTTTCATTTGCTTTTTAGAAACTGTTTTGAATTGATTCAAGAATAATGTTATAAGCATCTTCAGATCTCAAATCAGTCGGTCAATTGGAAAA